GATCTGTGGTCTGCCGACCTGGATCTTACGCCGCTCAACGGTCGGATGGGAGATGGTTCCTGGTTCAGCGACGTAGACATCGATGATGAGGACGACGAGGACTAAATGAACCCTCGTAAGAAAACTGCAATGCTCGCAGCATTCGATGCATTTTCTGCCCGTATTGCTGCTCGATACAACGAGGTGCGTGTTTGCCTCGAGAACGACCAATACGAAGAAGCACAAGCAATCCTCGCCAGTCTGGCTACCAGCCATGCGAAAACATCATTATCCCTTCGGGGTGTGTTGATCCGAGATGGAATCATCAAGGAGGAACTGTGAAGGTCTATCACTTTCCGAAGGGACCAGGTACCGGTCAGTACCTGATGTTAGCCAGTGATCTGTTAGAAGCTCCGGTTGTGCACACTGGTGAGTGGCAGACGATCAAGACCGAGGGCTCCCCGATGCACGCTACACATGAGCTCGAGGACGTATCCTTGGTGTGGGACCAGATCCCGGAGGACCTGAACACCATCATCCCGGCTATCGATCTTGTCTGGGCCAATGAGCATTTCCGCGAGCGAGTGTCGGGCCAGCCATTGAACCCGGCTCCCAGCCACGTCAGATGGCCATACGCGGTCCAAGGCAACGCGATGCACACCGACGCCGATGCACGCTTCGACCACACCTACCCGGAACGATTCTGGCCGAAGCACGCAGGCCACGATCACTCTGACCTGGGTGACTGGTGGACCGACGGAGGAAGGCTCCTCGAGCTCTATCAGTGCGGTGGTACGCCAGGGATTCGGTTCAATTACGGAGACCTATCAGAGGTTGTCGATCTTCTCGTGCGCAGCCCACTCACACGGCAGGCGTTCCTCCCGGTGTGGTTCCCCGAGGACACTGGAGCGAGATACGAACAGCGTGTTCCGTGCACGATCGGCTATCACTTCATGCAGCGGAGTGGATTGCTGTCCTGCCGGTATTACCTACGATCGTGTGATCTGTATCGGCACATGTCCAACGACGTGTTCTTCGCCGCTATACTGACGAAGTGGATTACTGATCAGGTCTGGGAACGTACGCGTGACCGAGATCAGAAGGTATCCATGCGTCCGGGTGGCCTGGTCATGCACATCTCATCCCTGCATGCATTCAAGGGGGACACCCAAAAGATCAAGGATCGGATCAACCAGGTCTCGATGGATGACGATGCTGATGAAGTCTGGGGGTTCCCCGCATGACCAGGCCGACAATCGATGCCTCTCTGATGGCTATCGCGACCATTTGGGAAAGCCGTAGTACATGCAGTAGGAACCGAGTGGGAGCCGTTATCGCGAAAGATGGCAGGCACATCGGGTCTGGCTACAATGGTGCTCCCGCAGGAATGGCACACTGTGAACACGAGGTAATGACATTCGACCCGTACGCGGCCGAAGCCGCTGTCAAAGCATCAGGAGAAGGATGCAGGATTGCCATTCACGCGGAGGCTAATGCTCTCGCCTATTGCGCGCGGGACGGTATCTCGGTGCTAGGTGCCACCATCTACACCACCCTCAGCCCGTGCTACGCATGTTCTCAGCTGATCATCGCTGCCGGGCTCATCCGAGTCGTATACGGTCGTCCCTATCGAATGTCAGCGGGAATTCTCCTACTGGAGAATGCGGGAGTAATGGTAGAGAAGATGGTATGAAGCTACTTCCAAGCCTCGAGCTTGCTGTGCGAAATGCAGCCTGTACGAAATGCAGGCTTCATAAAGATACTGAACCAGAAGACATCTGCATTACTGGTCAGGTCGAGGTTCCTCGTACCAAGCCCCGGATAGCCATCGTTACTAAGTTTCCGATGGCTAATGGTGGACGAATCCATAAGGAGATGTGCGAATACCTCGAACAGGCAGGCATTGACCACACCGCCGTAGCCTGGTTGTCCGCGCTGAAATGCCGGACCTACAGTATGGACCCCACGAAGACGGACCAGAAGCAATGCTCAACGTACCTGCGTGATGAGTTCCGTCACATGGACTTCGAGCATGTGCTATGCCTGGGTAGCGAGGCCTGGTTCGCCGCGTCTGGATGGGCAGACATCACGAAGAACCGGGGCAAGCTATTCAACGTCACGGAAGGCAATGGGGTAATCTTCCCCACGATCAGTCCTAGTGCAGTAAACCGCAACCCTGGGCTACGGGGCGGGTTCATCGCCGATCTTCAGTACTTCGCCCGGTTGATGCGCGGCGAGGACGACCGGCCACCATTCCACGACAACACCGACGCCGTGACCACCGTTCGCGATGTAGAGACGCTCAGGACGATGCTGAGACGCATACGGCATTCATGGGCGGTGTCGTTCGACATCGAAACGCCAATCGCTGCTGAGAGCGATCCAGGGGCATCCATCATCTCCATCAGCGTGACCACTACCGATGGTCCGTCGATGGACACGGCTCACACCTGGAACGTGCCCCTGAACCACCCGCAGTCCTGGTTCCGTACGGCATGGCAACGCATTCTCACGGCCATCACCAAGGCCATGATGAAGTGCCGTCGGCGTGTGGCCCATAACGCCAAGTTCGACACGAAGTGGTTGCAGCACTTCACCGGACTGGAGCGGTTCACACCGACCTTCGATACGATCTGTGCGGCTGCCCTTCTGGATGAGAATCGTCCCAAGGGGTTGAAGCCTCTCGCATCCATGTTGTTGGGTGCAGACTCATGGGGGATCGATACCAAGGATTTGATGTCTGATCCCATCGAAGAAGTGTTGGTGTATAACGGCCTTGACACCTGGCACACCCTTCGGTTGTTCTTCATCCTCCGGAAAAACCTCGTCGATCAGCCGCGTCTGGCCCGGTTCTTCAAATACCTCACGATGCCCCTGGTGCAGGAATTGTGCTACGTGGAGCGACGTGGGGTGTTCGTCGACCAGGATCAACTCAAGAAGAACTGGAATGTCGTAAAGGAAAAGCTCGAGACCATTCATGATAAGCTCGAGCAATACGTACCGGAGAACCACCCCTTCATCAAGTACGATCGACAGGGGAACGTCAAAGACTTCGGCGTTAACTGGAACGCATCCAACTTCGCGCGATGGTTCTTGTACGAACACATGGAGCTGCCGGTACTGAAGACCGGTAAACAAAAGGACGACGGTACGGCTGGCGCACCCTCTATGGACGAGGCTACGCTAGCATATCTGCGGGAGATGACGGACATCCAGCCAGGGGCAACCGTAGCCTCATTGTTGGCTGACCGGGTGATGTGGAATAAGTACGACACGTCTTTCTTTACCCCGTGGTCTACGATCATCGACAAGAACAGCCGGATGCATTCCGTCTTCAAACCCTGGGGCACGGTTACCGGCCGAATGTCCTCAGGTAAAGAAGACACCGAAAAGGTAACCAGCTCGAAGCAATTCCGAGGGGTTAACCTTCAGCAAGTACCTCGTGGTGATCTAACGCGCGGTATCTTCGGTGCTCCACCTGGTTGGTTCTTCGTCGAATTCGACTACTCGCAGATCGAACTGCGGATGGCTGCGTTCCTCGCACGTGAGCCAACCATGATGCATCTCTACGCCACGGGTCAAGACATCCACATGACCATGGCTATGACGATGACGGGTAAACCCGCCCACCTCGTCACGAAAGAAGAACGTAAGAAAGCTAAAGCGGTTAACTTCGGCTTTTTGTATGGGATGGGCTGGCGCAAGTTCATCCAGACGGCTTGGGAGAACTACGGCGTTCGGGTTACAGAGGAAGAAGCTGTCGCATTCCGTGAAGCGTTCTTCGCCCAGTTCCCGGTGTTGTTGAAGTGGCACGCAAGGCAGCGTCGTCTGGCCCACACCAACGGGCGTGTGGAAACTCCCATGGGTCGCGTGCGCCATCTGCCGGACATTTACTCACCAGACCACGGTGTGGCCGCTGAAGCGGAGCGTCAGGCGATTAACAGCCCGGTCCAGGGGTTCGCCTCGGACATGTGTGCACTGTCCCTCGTGTTGCTTGCCAGGCGGTTCCGTGCGGAAGGCATTCGTGCGTTCCCCATCGGCTCCGTGCACGACGCAGTGAACTGGGAAATCCACTCCGATGATCTGGCGCGAGCCTTGCCTATAATCAAGGATGTGATGGAAAACCTGCCGCTCGAGGAGCTGTTCGGTGTGGTCCTTGATGTGCCAATCGTCGCTGACTGCAAGGTCGGTACGCGATGGGGAGCGGCAAAGGAAGTCCCCGCAGAAACGCTATTCGACGACGCCGCGCTTCACGCCTGGCTAGACGAGAATGAGATGGTGTCGGCATGACTGTTGTAATACTGACAGATGGACGTGGACATAGATGGAGGCTACTGTCGTCCTCTGTCTGGCGGTTTCAATCTTGGGGGCCACCCGATAAACGCCCGGAAGAAATCGTTCTTTCCTTTTCTGAAATAGAATTCAAATACGGGGCCACTGAGTTAATTACAAGTGATGGAAGGAATTTTGATATACAAACGTTCCGGTCAATGGTAGAAGAATGGAACAGAAACCACCCTGAGGATAAAGGATGAGTAAAGTCCGTGTTGGTCCGCTAGGTCTGCCTGCCCTCTACGAAGATGGCGGTAAGCGGATCACCACTCACTCGATGCTCAAAGCATATCTCTCGTGTCCGAAAGCTACACAGTACAAATATGCAGAGCGACTGAAGTCACGACGCATGTCCAGCCGGGAGATTCCCCTTCACCGAGGCACGTGGATTCACGAACTCCTTCAGGCACATTACGAGGGGAAGGACTGGAAGGAAGTCCACGCTCTCAACACCAAGAGATTTAATCTCTTGATGGATGAAGAACGCGATGAACTGGGAGACCTGCCCACCGAATGCGCTCGGATCATGCGTTCTTACCTGTGGCATTACGGAGCGAACAAAGAAGACCCGATGCACGGCTGGGATGTCCTTGGCGCTGAAGTAACGCTGGAGGCGGTGTGGCCCGATAGCGAGGATGGACTTGACATTTACAGGTGTCGTGTTGACCTCTTGGTTGAGGATGAATACGGACTTCTCATTGTTGATCACAAGACACACAAGACATTACCGGGCCACACCTTCCGAGTACTGGACGCTGCGTCGCCTCTATACATCTGGGCAGCACGTGAGTCGGGTTATGACGTTCGTGGATTCCTGTGGAACTACCTTCGAACCAAAGCCCCCACCAGCCCCAAGATGGTATACGTCGGCAAGCCGAACGAACGGCTCAGCGAGTCGGCTATTGACACCGACTGGCCGACGTACGCTGGGGCCATCAAGGCCTACGGACTGGACCACACCGCCGAGCCGTACGCGTCAAAGCTCCGGTCACTAAAGGCCCAACGGTGGAAGCCGGGTATGCCGGAGACTAGTCCGTTCTTCCAGCGGTCCATCCTGGAGAAAGATGACGACATGATCGCGCGTGTGGTCGCAACGTCTATGCGCACGAGAGACCGTATGCATGACGATTTCGACGACTTCGAGGTCACCGAGCGGAACATGGGTCGTCCCTGTGACTGGTGCCGGTTCAAAAACCTGTGCACCACTGAGATGTACGGAGGAGACGGGCAAAGCGTCCGCCGCAAGGAATTCCGTAAGGGTGACCCACTCGACTATTACCACGACAAACGAGAGGTATCAGACAATGGGTAACATCCAAGATGAACCCCTATTCAAGGGAGAGGTTGCCTGGTGTCCAAACTGCCAGGTTTTCATGAAGCGGGGACACAACCAGAACCATGCTTCTACCCATGACCAACTCAACAAATTGATCATGGATAACCAGCGACTCACGAGCGAGATGAATCGACTTGCCGAGGAGGTCACTAAGCTTCAAGCGGTTTTTTCTCGGCGTCGCTGGTGGCAGCGTTAGTTTGACCTTCCTGCCATTCCTGGCATGATTGACCGGCAAACACAATGGAGGACAAATGGTCAAGGCACTTCGGGTGGCTTACACTCAGCTTACTCATGAAGAATACACTCGGCTGATCGAGTGGCTCGGAGAGCGTACGTTCACCTTCGAGCACGAAGACGATTGGGTGGTCGTCCTTGACATCGACCCGAAGGATATGGACGAGATGGAATCGGTCATTCATGGCTAGTGGAATGATTCATGCTCAATTCCAGAGCGAACTTCGTGCGTTGCTGAACAAGCACTCCCTGGATGACGTGTGCGAAACTCCAGACTTCATCCTCGCCGGAATGCTCACCGAACATCTCGAGGCCTATCGGAAGGCTACGGTCGCTAACATCCAGTGGCACCAGCCCAAAGCGATTGGACAAGCCGGTGGCCGGTAAGGACTACGCCGCTATTGCTCGGGCGAAGATCTCGCGTCCGGGTTCTGGCCGTATGCCTCGATATCTGGTATATGGCCGGAACAAAAAGGGCAAGACGAGGTTCTGCGCCACCGCTCCTAACGTCCTCATCTGCGATCCCGAAGACGGGACGGTTGCGGAGACCAGGCTCAATCCTGACGTCTGGCAGGTCACGAACTGGACCGACCTGGACGAGATCTACAACGCAGTCAAGTCCGGCATCAAGTCGCCGAAGACCAATAAACCCTACGAGTGGGTCGCGCTCGACGGAATGACCCGGATGCTGTCAATGGCAAAGGACTACGTCCAGGGACAGTTGATGGAGCGGGATCTCACCAAGAAGCCCACCGATATTGACCTTCGCCGGATCTATGGCAAGGCGAATCAGCTCATCGAAGGAATGTTGCATAACTTCCATTCGCTCCGTAACGTGGGCCTTGTGTTCACCGCGCAGGAAAGGATGGTTGAGATTGAGAATATGGAGGACCTCGGCAATGATGACGATGCCGCTCCTTCCTCATACATGTATGTTCCTGATCTGAGCCCGGGTGCCCGGTCACCTCTTAACCAGGTCGTTGACGTCATCGGCCGGATCTACGTTGTCCGGGGTGACTTCGAAACTACGAAGGTCGTCATGCGCGAAGGCAAGAAGGTTCGCGTCAAGACGGAGATCCACACACAGCGCCGGTTGTTCGTCGGGCCTCACGAAATGTACGACACTGGCTATCGGTCCGGGTTCACCCTGCCGGACTTCATCAAAGAACCAACCATTGCATCGCTGGGACGTGCCCTGCGAGAAGGAAAGGTAACGGAATAATGGCTGCAACCAAACGCGTAGTCGATCTGAGTGACGTCACGGGGGGCGGGAATTTCAAGCCCCGTCGCAAGCTGGAAGGTGAGTATCGAGCAAAGATCGTCAAGGTCGACGACCACCTCAAAGAGGGCAAAACTCCGGGCTGGGTCTACACAATCCAGGTAGACGGGGACTCCCGGAGCACCTACCCGTACTACGTGAATCCGGAGAAGAAGCAGGCCTGGAAGATCGGCACGATCTGCCGTGCGGCTGGCCTGCCCAACGTCATCGGCAAGCGAATCAACTTCGACCCCAACAAGCTGGTGAACAAGCCGGTGGGCATCTACCTCATGGACGACGAGTATGAGGGCCGTGAGAAGTCCGCCATCGACGATATCTTCCCCATCGACGAGGTGACCACCCCTGCGGATGAAGATTCCGTAGAGGTCGATACGGACGACGAAGAGATCGTGGAAAACGACGAGGTCGACATCCCGGACGAAGAAGAAGAGGAAGAGCCGGAGCCGACTCCTCCGCCGCGCAAAACTCGTCGCAAGCCTGCCCCGGTGATCGAGGAGCCGGAGGAGGACGAGGAAGAAGAGGAAGAGCCTCCCGCCCCCGTTCGTCGTCGGCGCAAGCCCGCTCCCGCCCCGGAGCCCGAGGAAGATGAAGACGAGGAAGAGGAGCCCGCTCCGACACCCGCCCGACGGACTCGGAAGGCTCCGGCCACCCGCCAGAAGCCCGCTCCAGTAGTCGAGGATGACGATCTTGATGATCTGGAGATCGACGACCTCGAGGACTAATGGGTTGAACTAGCCCATTCAATACGGCAACATGGATACCGGTTGCGTTCCAAGCAGGGAAACGGTGGCCGGAATCCTCCCTTCCCTGTCCGTTGCCTCGGGGCACGGCTTACGATTCTACCTCCCTCGGTGGTCGTAAGTCGTGCCCCTTGTCATAGGTGAAAGGATCTACCGGTGGCCACCCCATTCCAAGCAAAGTATAAAAGCCTATGCCTTCCATGCGACGAGGATATTCAATCGGGTGAGTACGTTACCAACCACCCAGAACACGGCTGGATCCACGAAGAATGTGTCCATGTAGCGGACACAATCGTTATGGTCTCTGAAAGCAACGGTGCAGCTTTTGATTCGTTCAATCGAGGCCGTGCCCCCGTCGCCATTCTTCCACGCGGTAAAACCGCTAAGGACCGCTGTAATACATGCTTTCAGGTGCCCGCCTCCAACGGGGTGTGTGGTTGCCAGTGATGATCCTGCCCGAACAACCGCGCCTGATCGGTCCAGCTCTGAAGCAACTACGACACCTGCACGGCATGACCCAACTAGATCTTGTCAAGGCGGGGGTCGGCGGACAGAACGTCATCAGCGCTCTGGAAAACAGTCACACGATGCCATTCCTACCGACGGTGAATGCCTACCTGAAAGCCCTTGGGTATACTCTTGCAGCCGTCCCACTTCCGGAGGAAAAAGATGAACGCCAGCAAAGCAAAGCGGAGAGCACTCCGATGGATGAGGTACATCGAGAAGACACAATCTCGTCCTAACCGGAACGTCAGTGGGGGGTACCACACCGCGCACACGATTGCCTACTGGGACTGCATGGTGGCTGGGCGCGCTGCGCCTAATGGCATCAGGACTCCGTGGAACCCCCTATCTCGACGAGCGGGTGCCTAGGCATGTCTCAGCCAGAGTCTCGCTTGAGTCGAGCTATCAAGGCGGTCATCAAAGCCCGGGGCGGATACTGCGTGAAGTTTCACGGAGGGCCGATGACCGAGGCCGGTACGCCGGACATCCTCGCGTGTATCCCGGTTCCACTCGCTGACGATCATCCTAGAGAAACCGTCGGTCTGTTCGTCGGCATTGAAACCAAGATGCCTGCGGGCGGAGATCCCACACCCATCCAGAAGCTGAGGCATGAACAAATCCGCGCTGCGGGTGGTGTGGTCATCGTCCCTCGATCCGTCACAGACGCCGTAGAGGCTTTGGACCGACTTGGCATGATGCCGACCCCCAACAACCAGTCTTAGGCGTTCTACGGGCTTCTCAGAGCCCTTCCCGGCACGTGTATGTTCATCACCGACCCCATCATCGAATGGAAAGGGTTTACATGATCAAGAAGATCATGGTGTCGCTTCTTGCGGCACTCGCCGGTCTGGCCGTGGCCAGTGCTCCGGCGCATGCTTCGGTTCCGGACTGGGACAAGAAGCCCGCCGTGTCGCCTCACAGCACCCAGGTGACCAAGGACTTCCCGTTCTTCGTATCTCACCAGAAGAAGTCGGCTCTTACGCCGCCCTCTTCCATGGCCGTTCGGGCGTACACCGGTGCTCGTCAGGGAATCGTTTCTACCGGCTTCACCGCTGGCATGAAGGTTCGCGACAACTACTGGGATACGTACGACTACCACAACCTTACCGAAATCTCGGTGCAGGACAACAGCGACAACATCGTCGAGCTGATCTGGGGTCACGGTTCGTGGTGCCCGTCCAGCGCGACCTGTCTCGCCTCGTTCTACTGGGTGAACGGCGTGGGTGCGTCGAACTACAACGTCGGCTTCGTGGACTATGCGGGTAGCAACCTGAACATGGGCGACACGCTTACCGGCACCACTGAGACGACCGGGTGCACCCTCCCGGCCAGCAAGAACGAACGATTCTCCATCGCGAAGAACACCACTACCGGCGCGTGGATGCTGTGGGCGGACCTGTGCTACGGTGACTCAACGGCCGGTCAGTGGCTGGGCGAATTCCCCGCCTCGCTGTGGACTTCGTCTGGCGCATCGTTCACGCAGTCCGACTTCGTGCAGATCTTCAACGAGACCGCCACCCAGTACAACGCTGGTGGGTCGCCGAACAACGACGGATACCCGTGCTCGGACCAGGGCGCGTCGCTGGCGACTTCGGTCTCCGGCACCGGCATGCGGTTCGCGGACATGACACTCACCGGTGTGGCCAACACCTCGGTCAACTTCGTCCCATTCGTGGACTCGACCGGGGGCTACATCAACTCGGAAATGACCACTCCGTCTCCGGGCAAGTACGGCGCGGCTGTGCTGGCAGGTCAGCCTGCCGGTAACGCCCGCTACATCAACGCCGGTGGCCTGGCCTTCGGGCCGACCGGTAACACCGTCGGCGGAGCGAACTGCACGTAAGCAACACACTGCACAACAAACCCCCGGTTCCTCATCACGAGGCCGGGGGTTTTGTGTAGCCGAATTAATTCGACCAAGGCCATTCGTCATCACCGGAAGCCAGCCCGATGGCAGCCTGGGCAGAATCGGCGCGATGGGTAACCGAGCTGTTCAGACGACGAACGAAGATTGCGGTCCGTCCGGTAGCGGTCCATACCACCGAGACCTGAGCAACCTTTCCGCCGATCAGTACCCGGTCCTCGGCCTCGTTCAACTTGTATCCCTCAACCACTTCCCAGCCCTTGTCCCAGGCTGCAGTGATCGCGTAGTGCAACGCCTGCGGGCAATCAGCGGGGATATCGGCAGGCGTACGGATCATCCCGCCAGCGGGGGTCTTCATCACCCGCTTGGGAGCCGCATCCTTCATCCCCCGGACCACACCGCCATCCCCGCGCTTCCGGGGCACCACGGTCATCTTGGTAGGCTTGGTTCCGGTACTCGCATCGTAAGGTTGAACGGCCATTTGTTTACGGCAGGCAGCCCGCGCAGCCGGAGTGTTCGGGTGATCGTGGTCAGCGTGTGAGATTGCCATGATGTCCTCCGTCGTTCCTTCGCCTACATCCAAACTCTACCACACTGACGTCAGTTTCTTCAGGCCGGATTACCCGAACCACCGGAAGCCGTCATCGACGGGCCACCCGTCCATCAAGATCGGGTGTCCAGCCCAGGGGTCGAGAGCCGGGCGAAGCCATCCGCCGATCATGCCGACCAGCCACAAGCGCAACGTCCGCCGTGAGCCTTAACATGCAACTCAACTTGTGGGCAGGTGTTACGACGAGCGTTGTCTGCAGCAACGGCTTGGCGCGCCATCCGCCGAGCAACCGGGCCGGTCATTTTAATTTGGGCCTTGGGGTTGTTGAAGGCGTCGGAAAAAGCGGTGACCTGGCGATCGATCTCCACTGACCGAGCCCGAGTCATGTCGAGCGTAGTGCCCTTCGCGACCGCAGCGCGACAAGCGCGACGACCCGCAGGGGTCCGAGAGTGGGTGCAGTTCGTGTGGTCAATCTTCGCCATGATGTCCAACTCCTTCGTCCGTTCCCGTTCAACAAGAACTACCGTACCAGAGGGGCGAAGGTCCGTGCAACCCCCGCCCCCGGTATCATTAGCTCAGTTCCTTTAGCGGGGCAGGACCCATCTTCCCGGTCTCAGCGGTTCCCCGCTGGATCTGGACACCCTCCGCAGCGGCCCGACCATTCGCCCGACCTGCGCGAGCCGAAGATGAATTCGCCTCACGCTCTCGCCGAGTCAAATCCGCCTGGGTAAGCGTACGAGGCTTCAACCAGTTGTGCTCCCGGCAGAACCCGGATGCCGCAGCCGCACACCGGGCGCAGTTGGCGTTAGGAGCCACGTACGGGGCAGCAACCGTCGTGCTGGGGCGGCGCTCAGGGAAGGCCGTATAAAACGCCTCAGCGATCCGTTCAGCCCGTCCGGCGAGGGTGACCACACCGCCCGCTGCGTTAGCGGCCTGGCGAGCCTTCCAGAGGCGCATCTCGAGTGTGTCGATGAACTCCCGCGCATAAGACAGTCGGTAGAGATTCGAATTGAATCCCAGGCCAGCCGCACGAGCTTCTTCGCCCCGACGCTTAGCCTCCGCCAGATAGATCCGTTGCACCTTGGACCGGTTAGCCGGAACAACGCCGGATCCAGGGCCCCAAGCCCGATCGGCAATCTCTCCACGCTTGATCCCCGCGTTTCGGAAGAGGAAGATGTTTTCCGCCTCGGACCGGGTGTCCTCCCAGGCCGGATCAATACGCGTTGAGAACATCAGTCGAGCGGCCGTCCAGAGGAACTCGAGGTAACGGATGTCGCCTTCATATCCAGCCACCTCGGCAACTTCGCCAACACCATTGGCCCAGTGCACCCACACCTTGCATTCGGTGTGCCTGGCCAAGAGCTGAAAGATCTCGGGAAAGAATTGCGATCGGAAGCCGTTATAGGTCGGCAGAAGAACGATCCGCTTGACGATGGGCAGAACCGAACCGGGGTCAGTGGCCAGAGCCTCTTCCTCAGCAATCCGGTATTCCCGCATCATCATCTCGGCCTTATCGCGATAGGCCTGCCGAGCCGATTCGGTGTTAGCCTCGTCTTCGGCATGCGCCAGGAGTGATGCGATCGTCGCCGCGTAATCGCGAGCCATGGTATCCCCCTCGGTGTGGTCCGGCCGGTCCGAACCAACACACCTACCCTAACACAGGTCCAGACGCACCTGTCAACCCCCGCCCAGCCCGTTTGAGGATCTCACAAGCGGACTGGGCATCCATCACCACCAACGAGGGATCGTTAGGGCCTCAGCGGCCGTCTCAGACGGGTACAGGAGGGGGCAGGGGATCGTTGGACGGAACCGGCTGACCTGTGTACCAGATCGGAACGTCGAGGGACTCGGCCGGTACGAAGATGACCAGCGTTGTACTCGTGCCTGGCTTCTTGAGCGACACCTGGACACTGCCATCGTACTGATAGACCGGCGGACGGTTCACCTTCCACGAGATACCGCTGGTCATGATCACTGATGAGTTCACGGCCAGCACCAGAGTCGGCCACGACCACTCTGGATGGTCAGGATCGGAAGCGGCCGGATAGGCCGAGGGAGCGAAGTTGGCCACCGTGACCGTTACACCATTCAGGTCGTACGGAGTGCCAGGAACCGTGAGAGAAGAGCCCGCCATTGAATCGGGCATATCATACCTCCAAAAAGGGTCGGTACCAGGAATGGTAACCGACCCTCAGGAACGTCAGAGGTCCAAGCCGCGATCCACGTCCTCGGGGTCACATCCGCAAAATACCGCGTCGTAGCCTTCATTCAGTTCATCGCCAGGCGCGCCCTCCGCAAGGGGGAAGACGTCGTCACATACGGGGCAGTTGGCTTTCACTGTGTGCCCAGACTCGGACCACACTACGTTGTACTCGAATGTCGGGGATGAGGTGCCTACCGCCGGAGTATCCGCCTCAATGATTGCATCCACCAGGCCGATCACGACCGGCGAGAATGCGTCCGTCAGACCGTCCAATTCAACCGGAAGCATGATCGGATCGAAGTCGATCGAGTCACGCCATTCATCTCGGGACTGGCTGTTGATCGGCCGAACCTGAACCTTGGCTTCCGCCATCGGGTGAACCTTCGTGTCGTTCATGATCCCGTTCCCTTCGTCGTTCCGATACACCTACCCTACCACAAACGGAAGGGCCCCGTAGGGCCCATTCCATCATCGGGGGAAGAATCCCAGTTTCTTCATGTCTTCGATCACCTGGAGACACGCCGTGCAGTTTACATCGCGGCTGTAGATGTCCATTTCGTTCCCGTCCCGTAGCACAGCTTGTACGGTCTTGTCGCAGGTGGTGACCAAGCTGGCCCGAGATGCCGCGTAGTGAATGGTTTCCATCTCGTTCCCTCCGTTGGGGTTCATATGACTACCGTACCAAACCGGGGAGCCCGACGCAAGCCCCCCAGACATCCGGTCAGAGAATCGTGTATGAGGTGTTGTCGCGCAGCGCGTCCCGGACCGCAGCCACCGGGCCGGAGAAGGTCGGGTCGATGCCCCGGAGAATGCCCATGATCATCGTTACGTCGTCCTCGGCGAGCTCAGATCCGATTTGCTCGATCATAGTAACCGCAAAGTCGAATTCGCCCGAGTCAATCGATTCGACCAGTTCGTCGAAGTCCGAGTCCGTCATCGTCCGCCCCGTTCCATCGTTGTTCATATGCCTATCGTACCAGAGACCGGAGACCCCCCGCAGGTCCCCGGTCAAGATTGTTTCACTTCGCGCAACGGTCACAAGTCATGGCGTCGGTCTTGATCGCCCGGTAGGAAGAGGCCTTCCGAACGCCCCGCTGGAGACCAGCGCCGCATCGCGCCCCGATCACCATTCCGTCTTCGGCGAGAACCGCCTTGTGGATCGCCTTACCGTTGCCGACGACGACGCGGGTGGGGAGTTCAACCGGAGTCTTCATCGCCTTCCGGCAGGCGGTCCGAGCAGCAGTCGTGTTCGGGTGGTTGTGGCCGGTGTGGTTGATCCGCGTCGTCGTCATGAGATAAGTATATGGGGCTGACGGGAGAACCTGCAATAGTTCAGAAGAAGAATCTTGAAGCAATCTCACGGCACGGCATAGCCGGAGACGTACCTAGGATGCTGAGTCCTACCGTCAAAGCCGTAGGGAGCCCCTGAGGGCCCCCGTGGCCTCCGGCCCGTTCAGACCGCCGTAGCGGCCTTGGAGGTCCGCTTGCGGATGGGGGTGACGTTGGCGGCCTTTCGTGCGGCAGGCTTGCGCTGAGCGGGCGCAGGACGCTTCTTCATCGACGGACCGGCCAGCGCCATCAGCACATCCACCGTGAACGGCATCAGGTGCGCACCGGGGTCATCCAGCCCACCAGCGGTGAAGAACTGTGCCAAGTGCCAGTACGAGACCCAGGCGGCGATGCCCGCGAGAATCACCATGCCCGCGAGGCGGAACCGGCCGGACCAGGTCTTGTGGCTGATGTTCTCCACCAAGAACAACGCCATGAGTAGCGCCAGGGGGGACCACACACCGGAGATGATGCCGATCACGCCGTGGTCAGCCGAGGCCCAGATGTTCGCACCCAGCGATACGATCAGGCCGGAGGTGAATGCAGCCCGCGCGGTCCAGACGGTGACCAGGGTCTTAAGCTGTGCCGGAGTCTTGTTCATTTGGAATCCCTATTCCGTGAGAAGCTGATACGTAGATCCTACCTGGCGTCAGGTCATAACCTGCGTCCGAACGGTGTGTTCTACATCACAACTGATTGACCAGGGAAGGGAGCCCCGAAGGGCCCCCATCCAAGTCCGTCAGGCGGTGGCGACAACGCCCTTAACCATCCGGTACTCCGTGGCGGTGAGGGAGTACTTCCGGCCCTTCCCGACACCCAGGCCCAGCGCCCGGAGGTGCACCCGGAGCTCCTTGGGGGTCATGTCGACCTTCAATGCGTCCGAAAGGTGCGCGGCCAGTTCCTTCGTAGTCATCCCGTCACCAAGCGCGGCGTAGATTTCCGCGTCCGTCTCCGCGTCCATTCCGGTGTCAACCGTGTCCTCATCAGCTTCGAGGTCCATCAGTTCGATCCGAGAGATGGCGAAAGACCGGGTCTTGCCATCCGCCTTGATGTTGACACCCTTCGAGTTGACCGACAGGGCGTTCCCGAAGTGGGCCATGCCATCCGTAGTGGTGATCACGACCGGGTTGCCCTTGTTGGCGTTGATGAAGGAAGTGGCGGAGTCAATGGTGACGTTCATTTTGGAATCCCCATTCCGTGTGGCCGGTGTGTTCCGGCGATGAGATAAATCTACGCTGCCCGGTAGCCCCCGTCAACAGTCCGTCCCACCTTTTGGAGAAGATCTTTTTGGTACGTTTCAACTTCTGCCCTGACCAGGGAGAACAGTCTGAAACGTGCTACACCGGTCTACAGGTACCTAGGTACGCTAGCCCACAGATGAAGCCGCAGGGAGCCAACCAGCTCCCCACGACTCACGTGCGATGAAACACCGGATGGTCGAGGCACGCCATCCCTACGGCAGCGGCCAAGAAGAACAGAGCGGCAACCCACTGACCAAGGATCAGCACCACCCAGGAACACGCCCCTACAGCCCACGTGCAGATATGGAAGATCTTTCCCGATCGAACCCACCGGGATAGGACTGCCTCAATGCGTTCAATCACCTCATTGACTTCCGATCCCTCAGCGGGGGGACCACACGGCGGCCTGTGCGATCAAACTTCCCATGGCGGGGGTCGTCAGCCCAGCCCCAGCACCCGATCCTTCGACACTGGGTTCCATCTCCCCCGGGCTCAAAGGGATGACTCGCTTGAAGCGGGGTGAACCATCCCTGTCGAGCTAGACTGACCACCCGAAGTAAATCCTCGTTCATCGCATCCCCCAGAGAATCAGCGCGATGGGTTCCCGGGCCAACCCGATCCCCATCAGAACCAGTCCAAGGAACACCATCACCACGTACCGTACCGGTACCGGCGTTCGGCCCGCTCGTCCCTTAGCGTGGCTCTCAGGTGCCTTCTCGATGGCATCCATGACGCCGGTCCATGACAACCACTCGTCGGGAACCTCGATTGATGCCATGACTTCCTCGTGTGTGGGAACCACTCCACTGAGGATGTACGTATCGGAGAGTGAGAACGGTTCGGGCCCCGGAATAACGGGAAGATACGCGGTGTGGTCCGAGTTATATGTTGTCATGAGACTTTCCGATCCCGGGGCTGCGTGATGTGCTGACCAGCGGCGAGAAGCCGTTGCATTAGACGATCCTCGGCAGCCTGCGCATCTCGAAGGACACGGGCTCGAACACGAGGATTCCGGATGTCAAGCATTTCCTCAGCCACAGAAGGGCGGTCCTTGGCCGCACGCTCAGCTGCCTCTTCCGCCCACACCTCGGCGTCACGTAGCACTTGAACATCACTCTTCTTATGACGAGAAACGGTTACCTTCGGTTTACGGTCATTATCCGCACGAGGCTTCCCGTCACCCTTCCATTCGGAAAATCGCTTCTGGATGGTGGGCAGATCTCGATCGGTGAAGTCATAGCGCGCACCGGAACCAACGGCGGCAAAGGTCGAGTAATCAGACCGGAGGAACTGACGAAGCAGTCGTGCAGTGATACCGAGCTCTGCAGCAACTTCGGCTGTATCCATTTTGTGTCTCCCTCGGTGCTATCCGCCCGGAATGCGGAAGATCTAGTTATTACCCTCAAGCTGTGCGGATGCCGTTTCCGTCATCCATTCTTCTTCGTCGGTGTCGCAGTCTGGGAGGATGTCACAAACAGCGCGCCAAAACGTATCATGCCGTTGCTGGTGTTCAGCACGGGGGATGGGAGCCCATTCTTCAACCGGGCCAAGCCCTTCAGTCGAAAGACCCAGCCGGTCCAGCATGAGAGCCGCCCGGTCCATGTCCTCCATCACAGCTTATCCCAGCAGTCCGGGCCGATACCGCGTGACCGGGAAACCTCATCGGTTAGGGTACGACCACATCGCCCGCACGCTCCGATGTGCTGCCCGTAGGCGATCATCGATTCCTTGACCCCCATCGCTCGGATGGAGTTGAGGACGGCGTGCCGTGTGGTTCGGTTCCGGATCAGGTGAAAGTCGTCCGAAGCCTGGACCTTAAGGAACCGCACACCCGGGTAATTCGAGTTCGGGCCGCCCGTGGTCAGCCGGTAGAACTTCCAGTCGCCAGAGCCGGAATCCTGCACGGCGTACCGGCCATCCGGTACATCGGCGAATCCGTCAGCGGGAACGACCACCGGAGCAGCAGCGGCAGCAACCTTGAGTTCAGCGATCTTCGCCTTCAACCGGGTGATCCACCGGGAGACGTTTTCGTCGCGAGCCGGGTTCCACGCCTGGTTCTCGGTCATCCGGTTATTGTAGTCGACCGCAGCGGACCACACCTCCTGGTCGAGTTCGTACAGCTCGCCGGTCAAGGAGTGGATGAAATTCATCTGTCGGTCGGTCGGCATCCCCTTGAAGGGCCGGGTGTCGATCTTGCCGGTTCCATCCGTGCGGATCATGCCAGCCCCGGAGTTCCGGTCAGCCCGAGTGATAGACACCTTCAAGTCATCGGCACCTTCGACCGTACGGATCATGTCGCGAGGAACACGCGGCCGGTACGTCGCAGCCGGAGCGTCCGAGAAGTCGCCGGTTACGCCAGCCAAGGTCTCGGGGGTAGTGGATCGGATGCGGTCCAAGATGCCGGTCATCGTTGGTCCCCTTCGTTGTGGTGGTGGTTGCAAGGGCAACCGTACACGACTCTGGGGTGAGACGCAACACCCGGTGTGGCCCATGGGCTAGGGCTTTTGAGTGACCTCAGCACTTCACATGCCGGGTGTTGCGCCTCACGTTCGCCCCGTGACAACCACTCGGCTTGGCCTTCGCCTGGGAACAGCACAACGGCCCGGTGGACGCAATACTCACCAGTCTGATCGATGAGCGATGTCTCAATCCAGATCGTGCACATCTGTCGGTTACCGGCCGATCCCTATGGGTCGCAGTTGTCACGGGCGTTCAAGCCCGGTACAGCCACCGTCAAGTGCAGCGATAGCCGTACCGGGGGATTGCAAGGATCGGCAGTTCCAATCCACCCGGACAAGTCTACGTGGTGGTTTGAAAGGGCCGTGGATGGTGCCCATCCTGCCGATCCTCTGTGCGGTGAGAAGGATTCGAACCTCCGACCTCCGGCCACTGACGGGCTAGGGTGACGTCTCCCATACCGCCTGCCGGTGCTCTTCCATCTGAGCTACCACCGCATTGCTGGGATTACCCGCCCAGCCGGGGTGAATCACTTGGTTGCAGCGCGCCGGGCAGTCTTGGCAGGGGTCGCCTTGGCCGGAGCAGCGGGCTTGACGGCGGCACGACGGGTGCGAGGCTTCGGCTCCTCCTCGACCTCCTCCATGTCGTCCTCGTCGCCCTCGGCCTCAGCCGCCTCGGCCTTCGCCTTGGCAGCAGCCGCCTTCTTGGCCGCAGCGGCGTCCTTGACCTTCTGGAGACCCTCCTGCTTGAGAGCCTTCGCCTCGCCGGACTTCACCATGGCGAGCACGGCCTGAACCGTGGCGTCCTCCGGACCGCTGAACGAGTACCGGTCCCGGGTCTCACCGACGACGCGAGCCAGCTTGCCCGAAGAAGCCAGCTTCCGAAGAAGCATCCGGATGCCGCGAGCGTCGTAAGACTCGGCGGTCTTCTCGGTGATGTACGCGGCCAGCTCGGCGCTGCCGAACTTGGGAGCAGAAGCGGCCTTCGCAGCCGTAGCCTTGGCGGTAGAACGCTTCGCCTTCGGCTTGGGCTCCGGCTCCTCGGCTTCCTCTTCGAGCTCCTCGAGGTCGTCGTCGCCCTCGTCCTCGATCTCCTCGAATTCGTCCTCGGTCTCCTCGATCTCGGCCTCGACCGGGGGCTTCGTAGCAGCACGGCGGGTTCGGGTGGCGGCAGCCATGAGTGTCCTCCTGGGACGTTGTTTTCTGGTTGTGGTGACGGGGAGCAACATTACATGCCTTCGGGCTAGCCGTCAAAGCCCGTTCAAACGACCGGAGCCCGATTACGATGGACGCTACCACCCAGGGACACCCCAACACGAGTTCTAGTTCTTTAGGAGCGATCTCAATGCCGTACATAGCCATCGTCCATGTGCCGGACCACACCACCGCACAGCGTTTTATCGAAAAGATGGAGCAAACCCCCGACATGGAGAGGGTGGTCGCCCTTTTCGACTACCCGACCAAGGTACAGCTCACGTGCACCGGTTCATGTGCTCGTAAGGGGATGAGCGCTTGGGGTCGTGATCGACGGGGCTTTGTGAAGTGCATTGTCTGCGGGAAGCGGAATCGCAGCATGAGGCAATGGTTGCTCGGTTCCTTATTCGATTTTCTCGGAGCTAATTTGTACGAAGATGCCCCCGCAGCCTTCCGTACCCCAGAAGGTTATGGAATCCCTCCCGCGAACAATGACTGACCCCCCAACATAGCGGGCTGTGTAACAAGCTACGCTTGTTATAACACACCGCCACTATGTTCGGGGGAGCCATTGTCAATTGCGCCTATGCCAAATCCCCGGCACCGTTAGGTTAACCGGGGATTCGGACATTTTGTTTTATAGCCACACAACTATCATCGCCCTATGTTGCTCGTTAGGCGAGATCCCGATTCGTGCCGCGCACCTCACCGTTGGCCGGTACGGTCGTCCCGTTGATCACCGTGGTAACCGGCTGCGGGGTGAATGCCACACCGAGGGCGGACAGGGCCAGAACGGCCATGTTCACCCACTCCTGCATAGACACACCGCCGAGGATGAACGTGTGGAGAGCGCCAGCCACGACGATCACCGCAGCCACGTATGTCTTCATCTCCGTGTACTGCGGAAGGTTGGCAGTCGCCCAGACGTTGAACGCCATCAGCACGCCCAGACCAACCAGCACCCACTCCTGCGAGTCGATGTGGTTATCGGTCATGGCCTCCTGTACGGTCGTGAAGATCGCCATCGCGATCGTGCCGAGGATCGGCCAGAGAAGCTTTTTCATTCACTTGCTCCATCCGTGTGGTCCGACTCCGAGTGAGTCGAGTTCCTTTAATTCGCGGTGCAAAGAACTGCGCCCAGACAAACGTAGCCAATCCTGACCACACCGCGAGTCCGAACAACCAGAAGACGATGGCGCGGATTACAAGTACACCGCCCCCGAGTCCTGGCCAGATCTGCCTGATGGTGGTAACCACCAGAACTGCTGATGTAGCGGACAGTACCCCGGCTAGGACGCGCCCGAGCCAATCAGTCCACCACTTCACGACCACCAAGAACGAGACGGTAAATAACAAGATCCCCGCCGCCGCTACTTGATAGCCAATGCTGCCTAAATCAAGAAGATGCATTATGGGCTATTCCTTTGCCGATTTGCCGTAGCATTTGACGGAAGTTATTGTCGTCTTGGGACTTCCGCCACCTTTCAGCAATCGTAACCCCTCGATCTCGCAACTCTGTTGCTTTCTCGAGCGCTTCTTCTGCGCGTCCTCTGGCTTCGTCGGGGGTGGTCATGAACCGATGACCCTTCGTTGGGACTCGGCCTGCCAAGCCGTAACGATGCGCAACATCGCCTCACTCTGTTCTTGAAGAGGCTCTAGCCCCTGCGAGAGCAAAGTAGCGACTCCCTCCCATTGACGACTTACATCTCGCCATTCTTTTTCTCGGGTGAGTGCATCTTCGACCCTTCCTTGGTACAGCTCGACAGTTCGAGTAATGTGTAGTTCATATCGAGCCTTGACATCGGCCATTTCTCGTTCATGGTCCGCCTTGGTACGCGATACTTCTCGCTCTTGCTGCTTGTTCAGGTTTTCAACTTCACGTGCATGTTGCTCATTCAACTTGTCGACTTGGCTCTTAGTCCACAGTCGTGAGGTGGCTAGACCCATCAAGATGAATGAGACCAGCCCCCCGACACTGAGGATATTTAGACCCCAGGTCGGAAGGCCGCCAATCTCGGGAGGCACAGCCGCCAAGATGTGATGCAAAGCGAACATGTCTCCCCGTTTCGAGTTGTTACGCTGAGAATACGTTACGGAGCGCAGTCTCCATAGCGTCGTTAACCTGGGTCTGCGTGATCTCGATCTCCGGGGCGATCTTGGACAGCTCCAACGCAATGGTCTGGGCCAGAGCCGGGGTGATCGCCTGAAGCGAATTGGCCAGCGAAGCCATAGCCGCCGCCTGAGAAGCATCGTCCTTGGCCTCAGCCGCGATGAACGCGGACAGCTTGGCGTCAAGCGCGGTCAGGCGAGCACCCACCTTGGTATCGGCAGCCGTAGCCGCCGCCGCAGCGATGATGTTGACGTTGGTATCCGACAGCACCTCGGGGGTGTTGCGGAACTTGGTGACGATCGCCGAAAGGTCGGCAGCGTCGAGGGCCATATCTTCCTCCAATACTCCCCAGGGCCGAGTGTCGTTTTCGGCCTGAGTCTCGTACCTTGCGCTGAAGTGCGCATGGTTAGTGTGGGGGTCATCCCCGGTGTAAGCCTCACCATTGAAATTATTGGATCGAGAATAGATCCTTTTCTTCCAGATGATGTAGTTGAGGCGGCACATGTCGTTGGGGTCTTCCCAACGGCGTTTTTCTTCCGCGATGATCCGATGGATCTGGAGGTCAAACCAGCTTCCAGAAACGTCACCGGCCTTACCATCCGGCCAAGGACCAGACGAGTCGACATCCAGTCCGTGAACTTCGTTCTTGGAGTCCGCATCCTTGGACCTTAGGACCGACGAATCCTCGTCAGGCGAATGGTCCGATGAAGGAGAATGCGCAGCATCACCGATCGTGCCATCTGCACCTTTGTCACGGTTCGGGCTGACCAGATTAAACTCTGTCCGCAGAGTCAGCAAGCAAGCCACGGTTTCCCAAGCACTCATATTAAATTCCCTCCCTCCGATATCCAAGACTTATCATCGCACCCGCGCGTGTGGTCCGCCCACTGAGATGACTACGTAAAGGGCCACCAGATCCATGCTAAGCGGACCACACCGCCGATCGCATGGGTCGGTGACCCCGGGACGCACCAATGGCTCTACGTCACCTGTACGCCCATACCCACATAGTCAGCGGCGAACCCAGCCGGTTCAATGACGAGGTATCGGGGGCTCGCGGCAGAAGCCCAGATCGTTAGGGCTGATGCGCCAGCTGCTGTTGAGAATGCAATCAGGTTGACATCGCTCGTGACGTTGGTCCCGGTGGCGTTCAGAAGGTACAACGTACCGAAGGCATTCATCACGTTAGAAGGGGTGCTACCCGCCTGGAACCGAAAATACTCTCCCCAGTCCGCACCGGATGCTGGAGTAGCATTATACTTCCGCAGGCGGAATCCTGCTTGAGTGGTGCTCGCTGCAGCTAGGAACCCAGATCGGTATGTTGCTTTGTATGCATATCCTGCGCGGAAAGTAAATCCAGTGAGGGTAAGTGCAGCAGTTTCGGTAGTAGTCGAGATAACTAGGTTAGCGGTGCTCATTACCTTACCGACACCAGTTGTGGCATCGTAGGCTGAGATCCGTCGATCGAGGTCTTGGATTGCCGCCTTTACGCGAGCCCCGAATTGGCTCGAGCTAATTGGCTGCCCCTGAACCGGATCCTGGATAGTGTCGTAGGCTCCCATTCATTCACTCCAGATCTCTTCATCCCAGCCAGGCTCCCCGTCCCATACGCCTACCGGCGGAACAGATACCAACTGGAGTGTTTGCGTGTACTGCGGTCCGTCCGCCTTATGACTTACTGCCAATGTGCGCCATAGCCCAGATGCCTGTGTATCTTGTGCGTCAGCCACTGTTACCGCTTGTCCGGGGGTTCTACGGGGATCTCCCTGAACCTCCACCACTACTTGTGCCCGAGGACGAGCGAGTGCAGTAACCATGTGCGACGCAAGTTGCTGTGCGGTATTCCTATCGTGAACCCACGTCATGTCTGCCGATAGAGCTCGTTCACGACGCGTACCGATAGAACCGGAATCCCGCTCCGTTACATATCCATCAGATTCCCGAACAACATAGCCAAGGATCTGCATGAAGGGAAGTTGATTATCTCCCTGGTAGTTATTTGCCAGCCACGCAGACTTACCCGTCTTATTCAAGAATACGAGGGTAATGGTCGTCTGTGTGTAGCTAAGAATAGAGGCAGATACCTGACTGGCAGTTTGGTAAGTTCCACTACCATCAGCCACAGTATTAACTGCCATGAAGTGTACGTTATTCGGGCGAGTACCAGCCGTTACTTGCGCGCCTGTTAGGTTTGTCAGGGTCCACCAGGGGTTGTGTGGAGCAGACGAACCGTGAATCTCAGCAACCGGAAGGTCAAGTGTAAATACCAGAGTACTTGATCCCGGAAGGATTTCTACTGCCGATTGCAAAGCCAAGCAGGTACTGTATCCTTGGTCAACCTTTGTCTCAATGAAGTTAAGGGTAACCACATTTCGACTATGGCTGGGATCGTAAGACACATTCAAATCCCCGGCATTGACCTCGGTATCTGCTACCGTCGTAGCCGCTAGCTGAGCAGATTCACCGAAGTAAGA